TTGCTCGAGCAGTACCCACTACCGAACCACCTTGTCCAGTAGCGTTGTATAGGTTCATAGTAGCAAAGTTGGTTAAATCTGGAGCACCTTTAATAGTACCTTCAGTGACTCTCACATAGTTACCTACCGGTGTGGCCACGTTTGCATTAGCATCAATGTTAATTGAATTTGAAGCATCTCTAGGTTTATCAATTACAAGGTATTTAGTTGCAATGTTTTCATTTCTAAATCCTTGTACATAAGAAGTGCCAGGTTCAACACCAATAGCAAGTTTATCTGCATCTCCACCAGAACCTGCAAGTAGGTAACCGTTATTAGTAGTATCATCTAAATGTTCTTTAATATCTAACTGATATGGTTTAACTGAATAGTTACCAGATTCTTCAAAAGTTCTTCTAGCAAGTCTTTTAGATAATTCTGCACCTTGATTAATACTATCAGTTTCATCTACTTGAACCTTACCCGCGTCGATTCTTAATAGTGTAACATAGTTTGCATTAGCACTATTAAGGTTTGTGAGGGATTCTTTTACAAGAGTAGTGGAAACTTTATATCTTGTTGCACCAGGCGCTGCTTCGTTTGGAGTTCCCTGCGCGTTATCTTTTAGTGTATTATCGGAATCGGTATCAATAATCTCTTCGATTACATTAAGTCCAATAACATATGATGGTGTGTTTGTGTACTTATCTAAAGTAAGAGATGCTTTTGGCACGTAAATAAATGTACCAGATACAAAGTAAACACCTTCTTCAATATTAACACTAGAACCTACACCAGTAGGTGTTCCAGTTGATTGAACTTGGCCGTAAAAAGTAGTAGCACCACTTGATGAAAATTCTTCACCAGCAGCAAAGGTTGAAGTTGTTCTAGCAGCACCACCAGTATTATTATATTTAATATAAAGAGTATTAGGATCAGAGCCGTCTGAAGGTATAACTGCGAGTACTTTAGCTGTAAGGTTAGTGCCAGAGTTTGCAGAACCTGTAATAGTAGTCCCGACAAAAGATGAAAGATAACCATCCGAATTTAAAGTACCACCAACGGAATGAACAAATGATGAATCAATCTTAATAAAATCATATTCAGTATTTAGAGTAACTTTACCACCAACAACTCTTGATCCATGTTTAAATGCATATTGACCAAACCTATCAAGCTGTGCCTGTAGTGTCGTCTGCATCTGAGTAAGTTCTCTAGCTTGAACTGCATAACCAGGGCGATACAGAATCCTATGATAGTTCTTTGTTTCATCAAAGTCGTCATAGTATGGTGCTATAGAATAATTTTTAATTGTGGTTGTGCTCATATGTCCCTTCTCTTTTATTTAATATACTATGTATATTAGAATTCGATGATAACTTTAATGTCTTCGATCTGCGTAGTTGTTCTATTAATAGGGTTTCTATTTTCTAAGAACATAATATCACCAGTACCCGGATGAACTTCTGGAGTACGTAATGCCGATGAAGCCTCAAGTGCTCCACTGGTAGAACTTGTCTGGCCAGTAATATTTTCACCATTTTGGAATGGTTTATAACCAGTCTTAGTATTCTGATGATAGTAGATATAACCTGTTGCGGCATCAATTTCAACTACATATGCCTGTGCTCCACTTGTTTGGCCGACAATAAGTTCATCTGCTAAATAATCAGTTACTGTCACAGCAGAAGTAAAGTCCAGAGCTTTAAGAGCTTTAAGAGTAGCTGCCGTAGCAACTGCGCCGGGCCCATACAGTTTAGGATTTCTAATTAGTGTGACTTGTCTAAAGTCGTTACCAACTGTAAGGTCACCACCTTCGTTTCCAGTAAGTTGACTGTTTAAACCGATGAAGAATGCACCGAGTTCTTTAATAGGTTGTACACCATGGCCAAGTTCTGGAGCGATAACTGCACGTGCAGCGGCATCACCAGAACTAAAAGTAATATCAGCAACAGTGTAGTTGGTACCCTTATTATTTACAGTAATACTAGCAACAGTTTGATTAGAACCAGAACCACTCATAACTGCAGTAGCCGTAGCACCAGTACCATCTCCTGATACAACTACAGTTGGAGTACTTGAGTGTGTTCCGCCAGTAGTCACTTCAATTCTTTCAATACCTGCAGCGGTAGCAGAATTTATCGAAGCCTTTTGGTTAAGATATTGTGCATAGTCTGCTTCAGAGAGTGCAGCTTCTGCCGCCGCATCACTACCATATGCAAGGGAAACAGTCTTGACTGGCATATATGATATGGTTAAGAATTTCTCTGCATCTGCTACTGAAATAGTATACATATATTTCCAAATGTAACCATCTGATTCTGCAGTTGGATCGGTAAGTGTTTGTGTAGGCTGTACAGTAGAAACTGAACCACCTGCTTTAATACACTTATATACCTTAAATTCTGATGTCACAATGTAGAACGCTTTATCAAAGATCGCGCCGTCATCCGAATCCCAAGCATAATAGCTAGTATCTGATGCCCAAGTATTTCTTGGTACAACATGAGAGATATCTGCCGCTCCTATTAATTTCATACCAATCATGTTTTGGTACGCCTCACCCAATGAGTCTAATGCATCGACTGGAGTAAAAGGCGTAGTGTCGGTAGTATCTGATGTGGTTAAAGACCATACATCTGATTTTCCGATTCCTACATATACACTAGTTGCGGCATCAGCTACATCTTCTTTAAAATTTTCGGCATTTACTACCCTAAAATTTGATGTTACGATTGCTGTCATTTTCTTATTTCCTATTAATTGGTATGAATAAACGAATTCACATTATAGTTATTTATATTGGTTGTAGAAGTACTTTGTATTTGTACGGTACCAAATTCTTCTATTCTCTCATTGAAATCAAACTTCTTACTGCTGTTTAAATACGTATCGCCTTTTAAATTAAAGTAATTATTCGCCGGTTGAGTTCTAGTAGCATCAGATACATGGTTCAGTAGTAGTATAAGAATTTGATTAATGTCTTTGCCTCTAATTTCATTATGGCCGCCTGAATCAATTCTTAATATAGGATCACGAGTATAGCCTGACCCTGGGTTAGTGATATTATACCCTGAGATTTCACCCTCAGTTATTTTTGCTCTTGCGGTGGCACCACTACCTCCACCACCTGATATTGTCACAGTAGGGACTGTAGTATAACCTGAGCCCTTACTTATCAACTTCACTTTATCAATTCTGCCATCTTGTACTGTGGCAAAAGCAGTAGCGTTTCCACTAATTGTTACAGTAGGGCTAGAAGTATATCCCGAACCACCATTTGTTAACTCTAAAGTCTTTAAAGTAGAAGCCGAGAAAATAAACTCTGCCGTTGCTCGCACGTTAGTAGACAGTAATACACCAAGAGCATCTTTTGCAGTAGGTTCTGGTATTACAATGGATGGGGGCGAAGTATAATTTTTATTACCAGTACCTACCAGATCAATATATGCAAGTTTACCATGGTTAGGATTGGCTGCAACAAAACCGAACATAGATTGATATCCGCTACCACCACTAGTGATCGTGATATTATCAACGTCCAATCTTCCAAGAGCATCAATGCCTATAGTAACTACTGGTGATACTAAACTCTGTCCGGACACTGCAATACCATTGAATGTAATACTAGGTGCCGATGTGTATCCAAATCCGGGATCACTTATTTCTAATCCAGTTAATATTCCATCGGACTTAGTAGCTGTAGCAGCTGCTGTTTGGCCAGTTAATGAATGAGTAGTACCAGAACCAACACTAGTAATATCAGTCTGTGTACCATTAAGAACACTTTGTAGTGTTACTTCATTAGCTACATTTGTCATTATAAAGTAACTAGCGCCACTTGTCAACCCTCCGATAGAAGTACCACCACCTGAACTATATGTAACAGGCGCTCCTACTGGTAGTACTGCTGCTTGTGCTGCAGTTAATTTAATCGTATTATCTACTAGGTTAATAATGCCCACGCCGACAGATTCATCATCGCTACCATCAAAGGTTAATGCCGTTGGTGGTGCAAAGGAAATTCCGGGTATATTATAATCTTTGCCGCCATCTACTATAGTTACTGATCCTAGGGCACCGGCTGTTATAACAGGAGTGAATGTGCCTGCAGTATGTCCAGAAGGAGTTCCTGTATCAACGGTAGTAACCGCAGGAGGAGTTAAATACCCTGAACCGGCATTGGTTACAGTGACAGTACTAATAACTCCATTTTTTAGTTTAGAGTTAGGTATACTAATCGTTCCGCCTCTGTGTATTCTTGACTTAATAGCAGGCAAGAATGTAGAAGCAAACATCTCTACCAATAGAGGCAAATCTTCAATACCGATGGCGCCAGGTTGTCTCTCTGGCATAGCGGATAACACTTTACGATATAAAGTATCGCCATCAGAAACATCTTCACCCAGAACAGCCTTAGTTAATTCCATGATAAGAAGAATTTCGCCGAAGAACTTAAATCCAGCCGGGTGTACTAGTCTGTTAAATACATTCTCCCAAGTAGATACGTTCTGGCCTGTTCTAATTAGGTATGAGAATTTTTGGTATCTTAAAGAATCTTGTATTTTAATTGTGTTAGATAACTGGCCTTTATTATCAAGATACTGGCCGCCTTTAGGTAGAGAAGGATTAACATCCCAGTTACCTGAAGAAGGAATTAAAGTTTTATCCCATGGATACTGTACTTCCACTTCATCATTAAATAAGAGTCTGAAAAAGATTTCAATAGAATCTGCAGAACCTCTTACTTTATAGTAATCAACAATGTTCTTATAAAGGTTTCTTTTATTAACTGTAATGTTTCTTGGTATTACTGATGCAATTTCTTTCTGCATTAACTCCAAGAATTGAACCGAATTATTATCAATATCCATTGCACGTTCAATGTTATTCAGAACATGAGAAGGCCCGGGCCCTACCCAATTTTTAATGGGTGTATTTAATTTGGCAGTAGAAGCATTATGAGCACTTAAACCATCAACCTGAAAGGTTTTACCAATCTCAGATGTTTCTAATGCAAGAGAACCTGGTAGTTCATTACCATTAGATATGTTGACATTTATATCATTCAGTGGTATAATAGTAACAGTACCTGCGGCATCTGTCACACTCATTGTAGAATCCGCACCTTGCTCATCAGTAAAGAATGCATCGTTCTCATTTCTAGGATCAGATATTCTAAATACTGCTTTACCATCTAGTACAACATCTTGGAAGTCTTCATTCTCTGCATAAATAAACTCATCCAAGTTCATAAATGTGTAGTATGCTTCTAACAGCTGTTTCATGCCTGCAGAATTTTCTAAAATTTCTGAAGGTATCAATGAATCTACTCTGAGTTTTTCTTTACTCTTTCTAGTAGATGACGCAGTAGACTCAATATATCCGGGAGAGGATATATCGTTTGAATAAAACTGTCTATCTATCGTAGATGAAGCCATTATCTTAATCTCGACGGTGTATTATAATTAATAGTTCCTGTAGAGCCGGATACTGATATAGTATCAACACTTGGAGTAATATTAACTCTTAGGGCATCAATAGCAATTAACTGGTCTCTTTTAGGAGCCAAGTCTAATGAATTGGGTGTTATAGTAACACGAATATTATTAGTATCATAACCAGTAAAGTTGTTAAGTGTAATAGTGCCTTTATCTGGATCTATTAAGCCTGCATCGTTTACTACTGTTACATTCTTACCATCTACAATTTTATAAATAATTACTTGCCTATTAACCGAAGCTGCGACAGGAATATCACCAAAGTAGTGGTCAATAGTTCCCGAATATGCAAGTTTAAAAGCAGTTGATGCAAGAATAAAATCAGTAGATGCACCAGACTTATAAAACGCAGATGTAAATTTCAATGAAAAGTTATTAGAACCTTCAGTGGTAGATGGTGTAATATTCATAAACATATACGGTCTTACTGTAGAGTTCTGAATTGCCGGATCTGCTGCATCAATAAGAGTAGTAAGCTGTGAGTGTCTAAACACACCATCAAACTTATTAAGGTTATTAAAGTTATAATCCGAAATAGTATCTCGCACAACAGAAGTTAATTCCACTGAGGTTCTATCTGTAAGATTAGGATTATACTTAAAGAACACATCCAGTTCCAAGTAAGTATAATTCGGATCTACAATTATAGGTGTAATAGATACTACACTTTTACCTTTAAGAATGGTACCAGTAATATCATCCTTTTCTGCCTGAGTTAAAGTTTCTGCAAGAATAGGTTTAATAGAGATATATGCTTTACCATAATCTGGTGGATCATTGTCTTCACCACCCCAACAAGAGATAGATGCAATGTTTGTAAATTCTCTTTGGATAATAGACCGATAATCATCTGATGTAACAGCTCTATTCTGTGATGTAAATGTCAGAGGAGCATTGAACCGTATTGATTCAGCAGTTTCTTGTTCGGCTCCACCACCTGATGCAGTGACAGTAGTTACTGTTGAATCTCCAAAACCACCGACAGAATCTGACATGGTAAATGCATTAGCGCCATTAGACTCTACACCCTCGGTATAGACATAATCTAATGTAACGATATTATTATTATTTGGTTTTCTACCAGTAACACCATCTCCAAAATAAATTTCATAATACTCAGCTGAATTTTCCTGTAAGTAATATACCTTAGAAGTAGAATCAACTCCAAGTAGAGTTTCAAATCTAGTATAAATATCGAATGCTGTAGACTCTTCGTTCTCTTGTACTCTTACTCTTAATGTACTTGTGTCTGCATCGTTATCAGACAACTGGAATTTCTGATTCTCAATATCATTGTCTACTCTATATTTAAGTGACTTATAATACCCTTGAGCAATATCTACATTTTCAAAAGTATATGTTTTAGTGTTAGGTGTAACTGAGGTATTCACTACTAAACTAGCAGTTTGGGTTTGTAGGGTAACATACTGGTATTGTTGCTGGGCCACTGTCGTACTCAACTTAGTACCACGATTCATAGTTAAATTGTCAGTTAAAGTTCCAACTTCCGAAGTAACATCAATAACAATATTTACTTTGGCTCTTGGTGCAAGAATAGAACGTGGTACATAACCCAGAAGTTTAGCTCTTGTGACTACGTTACCACGAATCTGTGCTGAGTCCAAGAATGCTTCATTCAATGAGAAGTGAGCAGCCATTGCATTATAATGTGTATTATATGCCAATACATCAAGTAGAGTACTAAGACCAGACCCTTCAAAGTTATAATCATTAAACTCAGATTGGGTTTTTAAATAATTTTTAAGATTCTGTTTTATCTGGTCAAAATCTAATTCCGTTACATTTAAGTTACTCGCCATGGGTTACCTCAACCTTCTTAATACGATTTCAACTGATTCGTTGGTATCGAATTCTTTTATTTTAAATATTACCGTAATGTTGTATGCGTTCGAGTCGTCTTGATAATTAATTTGTATACCTCTTAACACCACTCTTGGCTCATATTTTCGTATAACTCTTCTTATATTATCTTTCAGTGCAATTTTAGTAATTGAATCTGCTGGTTCAAAGAGTAGTGCTCTTAAATTTGCACCCACATCTCTACTAAAGGGCCTTTCATAAAAGTTGCTAATCAGCAAATTCTTTACTGAATTCTTAATAGCGTTATCATCCTTTAGTGGCATTATATCCTTTCTAATTGGATGTAAGGTTAAAGACAAGTCTAAATCTCTCCAGCCCTTTACTCGGGAGGTGACTCTCGCTTTCTTTAAATCTCCGATTATACTTCTATCGGATAGTATTGTGGGTGAACTGGCCATAGTAGTATTTATACCTTTTTATTGTATGATTAGTAATTTCTTACTAGGTAAAGGTTGAGCAATTAATGATAAACCAACACCTGCCCATTGATAGTCAGTGGTCTCTGTAAGTACAACATTATCCAAAATTACAGTTGGGTCACCAGTAACTGGAAAATCTCTTGCTGGTGTAAATATATTATTCTGATTTAATACTGTAGTAAATTCATATAAACCAGAAGTATCGTTACTTACTACCTCTAGTGTTGGTAAAGTTACTCCTGCACTAGCAGCTACTGTAGATACAGCCGTTGGTAGAGTTATTGTTATTGGGTTAAACCCTATTAGTGTTAAGAATTGACAAAAATTAAATGAAGTCCACTGTGTTAATGCACCTAGTCCTATAGCTGAAAAGAATTTAGTTACAGTCTGCATCCACTCTTTAAGTAAATATGTTTGCCACTCTTCTGCAAATTGTCTGGCCTTTTCTTTTAATCTTTCTTTATCGTAGTCATCTATCTGTAGATTATTAGTTATTTCACCCCCTAATAAATCTTCTAAAGTAAACCCAAAGACTGATACTGCTTTAAGTTCTGCAGCAGTCTTATCTTTTACTAATGCTTCTACATCAATTACTTGTAGAGCTGGTAGAGCAGGTAATCCTAATGTATCCCATATCTCCTGAAAGGCACTAATAAGAGCACCGAATCCACCATGCATTAATAAATTCATTTTCTTTTTCATTTCTGTTCTAATATAGTTCCATACTGCATCAGCTTTTAATTCTTTTGTTTCAAACTTCTCATAATTCTTATATGCATCTGGTAACATTTCATATAGTCTATCTGCTTCTTCTTTTATTGTTTCTTTTATTGATGACGGGTCTGTAAATACTGCTACTATATCAAAAGTAATACCCATAACAGTGATATTAAAATCAATCGGTACTAAAGTTTTAATCAATGCTAGAATTTCAGTCTGTACATACATCGGATATTCGGTAGTTAACCGATTCATCATAATATCCCATTCTTTCTCTGGTGACCTAAACTTTACATTCTTCGGGTCATACTTATCAAGTAATGGTCTTATACTATCCAACTGCGCTTGTATATCTTCTGCTATTTTAATATATTCTGCAGCTTCGTCCTTCGCTGTAGTAACTGCTAATGCTTTTAATTTTTCTGGGTATGCTGCAAGTCCACCAAAAAAGTTAGAAAGATTTGCTGGCTTCGGTAATAAAGTAGCTTCACATTCAAACGGAGGTAATGTTAAGGCCGGGGCAGCCATTATACAATCGTAGTCTTAATGGCAGATGTTATTGTTATGGCACCTGCTGAATTAATAGAAGTAGTACCACTATTTGTAATAGACAAGTTATTATCTTTATCAATAGTTATAACAGCACCCTTAGCATGAGTGACTCTTAAAGTTTCGGCCCCATCAGTATTATCAATTTCAATTAAGTGTCCCGCTTTGGACTTATATACTTTATTCTCTACGGATGATTCTGTAGGAATATCTTGTTCACCATCGGTTTGTGTAGCGACTGAACCCAACACCATTGGATCTTGAGCAGAAGGACCATCTCTAAAGAACCCTACAACCCAGGATCCGATCTCCAAGTGATGGTTACTACCGTTACCTTTTATCGATGCATTGGTAACTGGCATGACCACTGTTGCCCAAGGCAGTTTAGCTGTATCAGTGACACCGTCATAGAACCCAAGACAATGTACCTTTACTCTGTTTAAGTTAAGTGGGTCATTAATCTCTTTTACTATACCAGTAAACCATTCAAACTGGCCACCCATAAATTCATCAGCCTTCATGTCTCTATTACCTCTGTCGAACCCTTTGTTCCTTCTAGTGTTAGAATATCATTTAAATCAGCATTGAATGAATTAGATTTTATTTCTACTTGTAATGTATATTCGTCTGCAAATTTATGTATAATAGATGCAACTAAATATTTACCAGACTGCATTTTATCTATAGGGTCAGATTCATTATCCGAGGCGGATGTTTTATTCACCTGTATTTTTATTAACTGGCCTGATTCTAAATTAAAATTTCCGGCAATCACAATATCATGAACAATAGTATCTTCTGTCGATAGATATGCTTGACACTTTCCCATACTGTCAATAGATGGGTCTTGGAAATTAAATTGTTTGTCTCCATATGCTAAGGAGTTACTAGAAATAAAATAATTCTTACCTGCCGCTATTTTATCTATTGGTTGTCCACCATACTGATCATTATTATTTCTCTTAGGGAATGGATCAAAACCATTTAATTTCTTAACTCCCTTATAATTATATTGCTGGCCCTTTACATTATAAGTCTTAGTCGCAATATCAATTGATCTAGTAGTAGAAGCAAACGCACCTTCTCCACTCGCAACATACTTAGATAAATTAAGATCAGAAGATAGTTTGTTTATTCTCCTTGAAGTTTCTGCAAAGTATTCTTTACTACCGATAGTAGATTTTAAAACAGGAGAGTGAATATATGTTGCTACTACATCACTATCTGCAAAATCTTCATATGATTTATACTTTACTTTACCTTTTAAAGTTTCATAAAAATAAAATGGAGCGCCGGTAGTAGTGAATGAATTACTATTTAACCATTTAATAGCGGCAAGAGGTCTCAACTTAGGTATAATACATTTGATATTCTTATAGGTGGATGTATTAACATCTAATTCCTTGAGTGGTATTCTCAAGTCTGATGTGCATATACCCTCAATAATAGAACCAATAGTGCCCTCTTTAAACTGATCTACCGTCTTACTATTATTAACATATGCATGTTTAGAAACACATCTAAAAACATAACTAGACGACCCATTCTTTTTCCTAGCAAAATTAAGTATCTCTGAAATATAGAATGTGTGTTGATGTTTTTCCGTATCTTTTGTATCAAGCTCTTTTCTTTTAATGAGAAGCTCGATCTTTTCATCTCCATTGAGTTTAGCCGATTCAAATAAATTAACACCATCCATAATAACAATCTCCGCATCAATACATGAAGAGTATATACTTTCGGTAATGGTAATTTCGGTAACTAGAGCTTTAATATCAAACTCAGCACCATCACTAGCAGTCAGCGCGCAGGAAGATAGTATATATGAGCCGGGTGTTACTCCTGCTGTTCCTATTAGTCTTGTAGTGTTTCTACTCATTGTTTAATAGTTCTTCAAATTTGTCTACGAATTGGCTTATGTATTCTGGCGAGATAACTCTCATTTGAGACCTCTCGTCATTAGAAGCTTCAAGATGAGCTCGGTTAGTAATAAAACTTAAATTACTTTCTGCCGTTGCACCTTTTATGAATATTCCATTATCTGCTACTCTCTGTTCTATATCATCTTCTACAAAGTAATGATATGGAGCGTCTATGTACTTATATACTCTATATGTATCCACTGAATCTTCACTTGTACCACCAGTAACAACTTCTGTTGTATTTGGAACAGCATCGGGATCTCCAATAAAAGAACCAGTACAGTTTTGTACAATCAATTGGTTTAAATCTGAGCTCTTTTTAGTAAGAGTTCCCGTAGCAGAGTTGCTAGAACCTGTAAGTGTTTCTCCTAATTTAAATCTACCCGATAAAGAATTTTCGTGGTCGATAATTAATTGGTCAGTGTTTCTTCTTATAACAGGCTTGGTTGTAATGGCAAACCCGTTATATTCGGTTCGCATATACTCTTGTAAATCTTCTTGTGACATAGGCCAGGATGCAAGGCCATCGTGTAGATATTCATTAATAATAAAAAATGTCCAATAGTAATCAGGAGTCCCGTACAATCTTTGAGAAATAATATCAGGCCGTTCTCCATTTTTTATTTCGTAAAATGTATATGCAGATACATCATCAATAAATTCTCTAAGCGGCCTAACCGATCTGTATATATTAACAACGTTTTGTAAAACACCTGTATTATTAAGGTCGTATCCTACTTTTGGAAATAATTTAAAAAATGCCATTATTCATCAGCTCCCTTTTCTTCCGAAATTTCTTCTTCTTCGTGCAAGTCATTACGTGTCAACGCTTTAACTTCTTGGAAGGTAAGTGCTATATCAATCTCTACTGGTTGTCCTTTATCATGAAAGGCATTAGTAGTAGAGTTATATGTTGTTTGCAAGGTTAATAGATAACACTCTTTTATTAGAGGCATGTATTTATTTTTATCGGCACCGTTATAAAATTCAATCTTAAATCTATTTGGATATTTTAAAGTAAATGCTCCTTGTTCTTCTGGGTACATATTATCTCTAAAGAATTCTTCAATAGCTAATGCAGTATCAGCCTCTGAACTACTCTCAGCTACAAGTTTAAATGTAAAACCGAAAGACCTGATACCACTTCCAGTATATTGTGTCTCGGTGTATGGGTTTGAAGCAAGTCCCTTTCTTAGGTTAGATATACTACCTAGAGAACCACCGATGCCAGCAGAACCCAGTTGCTGACCCACAATAGCCCCTGCATTTGCTGCGGCGGCCGTTACGTCGGCCATTGTAATTGCCCCAACACCCTCACCTTTCATAGCACTTTCGGCACCACCTACCATACCTAACTCAATGCTAGTATATGAAGCAGAGTCCGGTACAGAGAACCCTTGAGGGATAAATAGATGACAAGAACCACCAGTATCATCTGGTCCAAGAACTTTAAATCTAACATGAGAAGTGCCCTTGTCTGCTTGTGCTCTAAGAGATGCTGGAAATACTAATGGAACTTCTGCGTCTTTATCGCCATCACTGTTTTCTTTATCTTCAGCCATATATATTACCCTTATAAATAATAATTTACTATAAAGGTATTTATAATGGCTTACAAAGGGAAATACACAATTAAAGACAAACGAAAGTATATGGGTGATGCCAGTAAAGTCGTTTATCGTTCGTTATGGGAAAGACAGGCATTTCGGTGGTGTGAATCAAACCCCAGAGTTAAGAAATGGAATAGTGAAGAGGTTGTCGTTCCATATAAGTGTAAAACAGACAATAAACTTCATAGGTACTATGTAGACTTATTAATCGAACTTGATAACAGAGAGATTATATTAATTGAGATTAAACCAAAGAGTCAAACTATGCCACCCAAGAAAGGTGCTCGTAAAACCAAAAGATATATTAATGAGGTTACATCATACATTAAGAACACCTCTAAGTGGGAAGCTGCACAACAATACGCAGACCATAAGGGTTGGAAGTTTCAAGTGTGGACAGAAGACACTTTAACTAATCTTGGTATTAAACTAATAAAGGGATAGTATAAATACATATATGTCTATATTCGATAAATTAAGTGCAGCTGCTTTCCGAGCAGGAATCCAATCAAGGACTCCTAAATCAGAAGAATGGTTTACCAGTAAGGTAAAGGAGCTTGCTATTCCTGCAAGAGGTAAAATTCTTAAGGATGATGCACTAGAGAAACAGACTAAAATTCGTGTGGGTGATATGATAATGTATTTCTATGACCCTAAGACAAAAGAAACACTACCGTACTATGATAAATTTCCATTAACTATTATCGTAGGGCCTGCACCAGGCGGATTCTATGGATTAAATCTCCATTATGTAAACCCTGTTGCTAGAGCAAGATTATTAAATGAATTATTTAAACTTGCACCTAAAGATTTAAAACCAGATACTCGTTTAGCAAGATTAACATATGATTTATTAAATGGTGTTAAGAAGTACAAAGAGTTTGAACCATGCTTTAAAAGATATTTGGTATCACACGTCAAGTCTCAGATGTCAAGAGTACCTATGACAGATTGGGAGACAGCAATATATCTACCCATACAACAATTTAAGAAGAAGAGTGCCAGATCTGCCTGGGCTGATTCCAGAAAAGTTTACCAAGGGGGTAAATAATGTCCATTGATAATTTAAAGAGCACAATCGGTAAACGAGGTGGACTTGCAAAGACAAATAGATTCCAAGTTTTTTTTACACCACCCCAAGGTTCTCTATTAAGTGCCAAAGGGCTCCTAGGAGCACTCACATCTGGAGGTGGTCTTAAATCTATGATTAATGACCCTAGGGATATTTCTCTCTTATGTGAGAATGTGACTATTCCCGGCCGACAGATAACAACACTAGATTATATAGCAGATAAACAATCAGTAAAGATACCATATGGTTTTATAAATGAAGATGTTACGTGTTCCTTTTTACTCACCAATGATTACTATATGAAAACCATGTTTGATGGATGGTTAGAACAAGTATTTGATTCTGAATCATATCGTGCAAAATTCAAAAAAGATTTTACTTCGGATGTTGTTATACAGCAGTTGAATGAAAAAAATATTCCAGTATATGGTATTAGGTTAGAAAATGCCTTTCCCACCACAGTTACCGGAATTACTCTGGACAATAATAGTGAGAGTGCTGTCCAGAAAATTAATGTAACATTTAGTTACGATAACTATGTACCAGAAGGGCCGCTGTCCTCGACAATGTCTGCATTCAGGAGTGCGATACCTTCCGGACTTATATAATTTAGGAGATTATAATGGCATTACCAAAGATGAGCGTTCCACGATATACGGTTGAATTACCGAGTAGTGGAGAAAGGCTAAACATGAGACCTTATTTGGTCAAAGAAGAAAAAGTTTTAATGATAGCATTGGAGTCGAATGACCCAGAGCAAATCACTGAAGCAGTAAGAAGTATTATACGGTCTTGCTATGAACTTGAATCACTTGATGAATTAACTATATTTGATATTGAATTTTTATTCTTACAGCTCAGAGCAAAATCTGTCGGCGAAGAGATGAAAATACAAATTAAATGTAAAGGCGATGAGTGTACTACAATGAATCCTTTATCTATTAATATAGATGATATTAAGGTTACTAAACCAACGGATTCAGATGGAGTTATTCTATTCGGTGACGAGAATGGTGTTGGAGTTAAGATGCGCTATCCATCTGTTGATGTTATAGCTAAAATTAATCCAGAACACTTTAATTCAGTTGAAGGTATTATGGATCTCGTAGTTGATTGTATAGAAAGTATATTTGATAACGATAATGTGTATAGTGCGAAGACAGAGAAAAGAGTAGACTTGGTAGAGTTCATTGAAGGTTTAAACTCGGAACAGTTTAAACTGGTTCAAGCATTTTTCCAGGACACTCCGAGTGTATCATATACTACTAATTTTGTATGTATGAAATGTAAGTTGGATAATGAGGTTGAATTAAAAGGACTTAATAGTTTTTTTTCATAGGCCTCTCACATGAAAGTTTAGAAAACTTTTATCAAACCAACTTTGCTTTAATGCAACATCATCATTATAGTTTAACTGAACTGGAAGATATGATACCATGGGAGAGGCAGATATATGTTGCTCTATTGAAGCAGTATATAGAAGACGAAAATTTAAAACAAAAACAGAAATCCAAACTTTAGTGGATACAGAGGAACGTAATGACAGAAGAAAATAAAACTCATCCAGCAGACACTAATGGCGATGGTAAAGTATCTAAAGAAGAGCATGATATGTACTTGGAATTCAAGCGTAAAGAACTTGATGACCAAGATGCTATGCGAGATGCGCAGAGGAACATGACTTGGTTCGCCCTATGGGGTCTATTGTTATATCCCTTTGCAGTCGTTCTTGCATCATTTGCTGGATTGAATGAAGCTCAGTCAACTCTGGGTTCTATGGCACCAACATACTTTGTAGCCGTAGCAGGTATTGTAGCAGCCTTCTTTGGTGCACAGGCCTTTACTAAAAAATAGGAATGACCGATGAAAGATAACCCTACACCACCAGAGAAAGGCGCCAGTTTAGAACAACTAGTTGAACTGATGACGGCCAATAACGCCTCTACCGCAGAGATTGAACGTGATGGTAGAAATACTAGAAGACACTTATTGGAGATGAAAAAGATCCAACAAGCTTCTTTGGATATGAGTGATAGTGTTAATACCGGTTTTGAAAATTTCTTTGAAGTAATGAACGCCAATAAACTAGGTGACCAAGAGGAATCAAAAGAAAGATCGAGTATCTTTGAAGAAATCCGAGATGAATTAAAAGAAATGCGTTCATCTGGTATCCCAAATTCAAGTGGTAGTAGTAGTGGTTCATCTGCGGGTGGAACCATGGGCGGCATAGGTAAAATGCTAGGTGGTGCTGGATTAGGTGTAGGTGCTGCAGCTGTAGGTGTCGCTGCTGTATTTGCGTCTAGTGCATTCTTAATTAAGACCATAGAGAATATGGACGGTAAGAAAATAGTCCAGAATGTTGAAGACCTATTAGGAATTGCAGATTTAGAAGCAGATGAATTTGCGGCAGCACAAGTGTTTGGTACATTAACTGCTATAGGTATCGGCCTTGGGGCATTCGGAGTCGGGGCATTCTTTGCCAAGGCCGCGTCTGATGATACTGCTAAAGAAGTTAAAGCTGCAGTAGCTACATATCTAAGTATAGCTCAAATACCAGGCGAAGAGGGTGATGCGCTTAGGGTTGGAGGAACACTAGGTGTTTTAGGTGCTGGACTTCTTGCATTTGGTGTTGGTGAGTTCTTCTCTAAGGCTTCTTCGGCCGAGAATGCTGCTAGTGTTAAGGCTTCGGTGTCAACTCTACTATCTATCGGCCAAGATCCAAACATAGGTTCGGGTAAAGCAGTTAAGGATGATTTAGTTGATTTAGGTTTAGGTCTTGGTGCATTTGGTGTTGGTTCTTTCTTTGCTAAAGGTTCACATGAAGGACAGGGTGAAGCAATACTAGACACCGTAGGACATTTACTTTCTATAGCAGAAGATCCAAATGCTACTGGTGATGGTGTTAAGACCGCAGTAGGTACTCTTGCAGCTCTTGGCGCCGGCCTTGGTGCATTTGGTATAGGTTCATTCTTTGCCGGTACTGGTGATGCAGTAATGTCAGGTGAATCCGTTAAAAATGAAGTCGCCTCTCTACTAGACATTGGTGGTTTGGGTAACCTAGATCAAATGGATGCAACAGTAGCTACACTGGCAAGTCTTGGTGCTGGCCTGGCGGCATTTGGTGCTGGCCAATTCATAGGAGCTTTAGGTGCAGGAGCATCTGCTATTGTAGGGTTCTTTAGCGGCGATGATTCACCTATAGAGGCAGCACTAAAGGTAGGAGAAAGATCTGCTGATATTGATAAAGGTACTGAAGCATTTGGAAGATTTGCCGATGTACTAGAAAGATTCGGTAGTATAGGATCTGTAGATTTCAATGCTCAAAAGTTTGCTGAAGAATTAACTATGGCAACAAAAGCAATGGAATATGCTATAGTTGGTGGAACAGATGATAATGGAATATTTGGATCCAAGATAGAATACGTCGGCCTAAAGAACATGGAATCCGATATAGATGCGGCCGTTGCTAGTATTACTAAACTACAAGGTTCTTTAAATATGAGTGCTGGAGGTAATGATGTAGCTGCGGATAAACAATCTGTAGGTGTTGAGTTAATGACGGTATCAGCACAGAATGTAGAGCTCAGAAGTGCAGCAAATCAATCTGGTGGTTCAACAGTAAATGCTGTATCATCAGATAACTCTAGTACTAGGGGTGGGGATACATATAATATAGTACCACAGAAACCTAATAGAAGTAGAGAAGCATTAGCCAGTAGATAAAAAAAAGGGACTCCGAAGAGTCCCCTATAACCTATAACAGGTTTATCCTAAGGCAAGGATTCTTTAGTTCTCTTTAGCCAACTTAGCAAAGTAGGATAAAGTATCATCTTCATCATCACTTGAGGCTGATGATTCCATGACAGGAGCAGCTGTTGCCGTCTGTGCCATTGGAGTTTCATTAACCACATTCATTGCTGGCATATCCATTGAAGGAGCACCGGCATCAACACCTAGAACTTTATTCATTTTAGCTTTAAGTTCATCATAAGTTTTGTAGTTCTCAGGCTTGAGGAAATCTTGTAGAGAATACAGTTTACCGTATACCTCTTCTAATCGTTCTTCATCACCATCATATAGTGCGGACTGTTTAGCAAACTCTGACTTATCATAGTTTACCCATCCTTCTACTTTACGGATCTTAATTTTAAACTCAGCACCTTCCCAGAAGTCGTAAGGATTGATAGGAGTCTCGTCCTCAAATGCAGGCTGCATTGATTCCATAATCTTATCAAAGATTTTCTTACCGAACTTATAAAGGAATACTTTACCTTCATTCGCTGGATTACTAGGATCTGAAACAACTAGGATATTACTTACATAGTGTAACCTACGCTTTCTATCTCTAGCAATGTTCTTATCTTCATCACGTCCAGAGTTCCAAAGTAAACCGTTAGATTCACTTACAGGATCATCTTGACCAATTGAAGTTAAAGAGTTTTCAATATACCAAAGACCAGTAGGACCTTTAAATCCGTGATCCCAATATCTTACCCAAGGAAGGTCTTCGCCTTCTTGACAGGGCAATAATCGGACTACGGCATAACCGTTTCCTGCTTTATCTCTGGTTGGTTTCCAAAACCTATCATCACCGTAACCGGATTTTGAATCTGTTTTAGTAGATACTGCTTCCGCAGCTTTTACGAGTTTGTCGATTGACGAGCCTCGTGAGCTCTTTAGGTTTGCAAATGACATTGTATATTTTCTCCGTTGTATATGCATTGTATTACGGCAGTATTGCCGTTTCTATTGTATTTCACTTTATTCATAATTATAAGTATATTATACATCAAACAAACACATTTGTCAACAACTTCATGCATTTATCTCTGTTATAATTTACAAATGGGGTGTACTTTTCAATCTTCCGTTTAGTATCAGGCCACACAATGGTGTCTGTTATCTTCACAGATTCCTTTCCAATAAACCCAAATATGGAATTCAGAATAACAACAGTCTCTAAACTAATTTCTTCCTGCATCCATAACTTAATGACCAAGGGTAGCTGTCCGTCTTCACTCTTAAAGTTCTGATCAAACATTAAACCCTGTTCATTAATTATATTTATATCAATTGAAAACACACGATGTATTGATTCTTGTATTCTCTTATGATCTAAATAATTCTTTTGTCCGTCTTCATTAATCATATCACCTACATAACCAACTCCATTTTTGAAGTTGGATACAAAGTATGTTAACAAATCCTTCTCATAGTTCTTTGCCACTTTAGCAAAGAAGTACTTATCCCTTCTCTTAAAAAAGGATTGAGCAGACACATTTGATTTATAATTATATTTGATTGCATCGTACCCATCAGTTTCAAAGTGAAGCTTGAGTGCGTTATATAACTTATAAGAATCAAAAGGGTCTATCATTACGCCATTACACTCTCATATAAGGCTTCAACATCTTCTACCGCACCTACTACTTCTAGTAAGTTTTGTTTGTGGTAGATATCTGCCATCTTTTTAAGATGCTTCTTATCAACTTCAACATCCTCTGCACAAGAATTAATGGCTTCTTTAATGAAGTCACGCTGTGCTTCCATTAGGGTTTTTGCATTACTGATCTCAATAACACAATCCTTGATGCGCTTCTTGTCTTCGGGAGATGAAGGTATAATCACATTACTCATAATATTTTCCTATATTGGTAGTTTATTAGTTTGCTTAACTCTAAGCAAGTTTAAATCGGTAGCTTCTGCCTCGATCTTTTGTTTAAGGGAGTCAGATAAAAGTCTGTTTAAACTTTTAAAATCCATCCCTCGTTCTTCTATGATGTAAGCAGCTGCCTCTATATAAGACAGATCCCTACTCTTTGCAACAAGTCCTTCTACCGCAGTAGAGAACCTCTTCCTCGTCATAATCTTTTGTTCAATCATATATTCCTTATATTACCCTAAGTAGTACACAGTCTTTATTGATCCGACCGTTTGGCACACTTATCTTAGTGGTGAGTTTATCCCAGACTCTCTTGTCCATCTGTTTGGGGGTGAGTTTTAATACTTCTGGTAATACATCCTGAGGCTTTCGTAACCTAGATGTTTTGGATAGGTTATCATCAAAGTTCTTAATGGAAGTTCCACTTACCTCAAAGCCCTTAGTAGACGTAGTTACATACTGTGTCAACACCTTCTGCTTAGTGTTGTAGACCCATAACATCTCTTTAGTCGGTATTAGTACTGGGTTAATAGAAGTGACTTTGGACTCGATGTGTTCCTGCAAGTACTGTAACTTAGCAACTTGGGCATCGGTTGATTTAGGTTTCTTAGCTCTAGGTATCTTAACAGCTTTGAAACTGGTCTTTAACTTCTCTAGGTCAGCAAAGATAACATCCATTAAGTTCAGCATCTTCTTCTGCCGCCTTGGTGATATATGAGAGTATGCTTCAACCGCTTGCTCACAGTTCTTATTGTAAGCATCTGACACTAAGTCATATTCAAATTGAACCTTGGCTTTGAATGCATTCACTACGTTACTTTTAAGACCATGCTTTTTCCATAGGTCATACACATTAAATTCTGGTTTGAAGTTACCTTCCATCCAAGCATTAATTACAACATCATCCCAGTCAGCATGAATAGTATCCATCATGTTATTGTAGGACCTTTGTGCTGGACTTATAAGGGGTGCTGCAACAGCTGCAACTTCTTTCTTCTCTACGGTTACTTCTCTACCCTTAATGACCATTGCATTTAAATGTTTAGAAACTCTTTCTAGGTAGACATCTTCATGATTCCAACCACGGTAGTGTAATCGGGTCATGGCACCTACACCATAGTTTAGTTCCCAATCACTTACTGCCTTGAGAGCACTGATCTGTTCTTTATCAAAGTTCAATGCTTCTTTGGCATACTTTAAAGTAGTCGCACTATAGTCTTTTGGTTTTGAATAGTAATTGTACCATTGAGCGCCTTGTGCCCATGCTGATTTACGAGCAGATTCATCTGTCGGTGGTGGTGTATTTTCATCCCACCATGGTTCTGGGCCCATGTACTTGTCGTCAATAGTGACTCTGTTTTTGCGGCCCTTTACTCGGGCCTTCTCTAATGTTTTACTTACCATACTTTACTCCTTATGTGATATATGTATATTATAACACATTTTTATTAATATGTCAACCCCCTGACGACATTCTGATAAGGAGTAGAACTGCGTCATCAGAGGGTTGACAAAACTTATTGGGCGTATTCTTTAATACCCTTTATGAAATTCTCTGCAGCATTCTCGGCATAAAGTTCTGTCTTATCTTCATACCATTCAATGCCGAGATAGTCGTCTCCGATATAGAATTTACAACCGAAGCTGTTATCCTCAAGGCCTGATGTTCGTACCACCGTGGCCTTTCTACCTTCACGGCCTTGATAGGTTACCCGTTCCATATAATTAGTTTTCATGTGTTGTCCCCATCTCGGTATTTAATATCCGATTTGTCAAATGTCTTTCTTGTTTTTTTAAAACACCTAGACCAAAGTCCATCTGGTTCCCACATCATGGGAAGGCCTTTGCCTTGATGTTTCTCTTCTTGTATGTGTTGACCAATATAAACAAACAAGAACATAGCAGTTATAAAACCTACTGCTGCCAATATCTGCAATATATCCATTACCATCTTAGTGTCTCCACATCTTTAGCTATAAGAGCAATCCTTTTCTCTTTCCAAAGCTTCTTAAATTCAGGATTCTTTGCTGCTTTCTCAGCACGTTTTAATGCATTTAATCTTACAATAATCTGCATCTTGGGAGGTGTGTCTTTTATTTTAGTAGTCATCTTGACTTCTCATAGATTCATATGTTTCCATTATGGAACTACCTGCCAAATACTCTTGGGTCTCTTTGTCGGTGTAGTACATATTCTCTGGCGTAAATGCCTCCAAACTTGATGGAGCTTGATGGCCTGCTTTTTTCATTGACTTAGTCAATTTCTTGTGAAGCTTCATTTCTTCTTTGATCGACTTCTTTCTAATAGCAACGTTTCCGATTGCTTTCTTAATTTGACCTTTCTCTGCGGCCGCTTTGATCATCTCAATTCTATTCATAATTTAAATCCTTATCATTTAATATAGGTATATTATACTACGGCTGAACACCTTTGTCAACACTTTTCTGCAATTATTTTGTGATGTCTTCAATGGTAATTTTATACTCTCTACCATTCACATCAGTCACTTCAATAGAGCGCTTAGTAGTCTGCATCCAACCTTCTTTAGCTAGATCCATGTGTATTTTACTTACTGCAGATAAAGTGCCGCCAGTGTCTTTTACATCAACGTCTAGTGCGGGTTTCACTACTGTATGCGCGATATAATCGCAATAAGATAAACTGTTGTTCATGCTGCTACCTCTAATAAGTGTTTGCATTTCTGTCTGAATTTAAACCCAGGGCAAGAACACTTACCGTCTTTGACATAGTAGGTGTTACCCTTAGAACCTTTTACTGGGGTGCCGGAGTCTCCATTATCAATGACTCCTAGCTCTTTGAACTTCCTACGTGATGTAGAAAACTGTTTCATTGGTTTGGTGAATTCTTTATACGCGCCGAGATGAGGCATATAAGCAACTAAGTGTCCATGTTCGTTAACATAGTAGGTGCCGTTTGAAATCTTCTCTGCACCCCAATCGGTTGTCTCTTTAAGAATTCTAATCATCTATTTGACCCATACGTGACTGTAACGGCTTGGTAAGTTCTCGCAAGTGAATGTGTCCGACTCTGTGAAGTTAATAACCTTAACACACTGTCCGGATGAATGACTTGTCTGAACTTCTGGAATATCGGTTGCAAATGATATTGCAGTACCTAATGCAACTCCTGCGATAGTTCCCATGGTGATACCCTTTACTGCATTCATATTAATCTTCATGCTGCATCCTCCGCACCGAACATTGACTCCCAGCACGCTGGCGTACAGCCAGAGATCAGAAACTCTCTCTGATCCACTGTAGCATCAGGCATTGCGTCCTGAATAAGCATGCCATCGTGCCAAGCCATAAATTGCTCATTAGTGGCAAATATTACCATGTGGTTATCTTTACCTGTTACCGGTGATGTTCTTTGGGCGATGATTTTCATAATTTTATTCCTTATCATTAATTCTTAATATAGGTATATTATACTACAGCTCATACCTTTTGTCAACACCTTTCTTCATTTATTTTCATTATAATGACTATAACTGAGCTTTATACCAGTCCTGCAATTTCAAAGGGCCAACATTTCTGGTATAATTCAGCCTCTCTACGGAATGCCTCTCGTTCCCATGGTTGGTTCTCGTACTTGTAACCGTCTGCGTTGCGGCCCTTCCATTTGAATCTACAATTGGATCCATCAAGTTCTTTTCGGAAGTACTGTTTCACATGAACCATTTCATGAGCTAGGGTCTGCATCATATCAGCATACTCTACCTTTGTACCTTCGCATTTACGGGCAATGTTGATGTGAGCATACCCTTCTTTTTCATCACCCCAAGCATTACCTAACTGGCCTTCTTGGTCTGTAACAAAATCTATTTCAATGAGTTTTCTATGCATACGGCCTATGCCGAGTTCTTTACATAGGTTAAACACATATAAGTCTATGATGCCGCTTTTCTTACCTTTAATCTGGCCGTTTAATAATACCATTGGCATAGTCTTTTCCTTATATCTTTACAAATGCGTGTTGAGCGTTAGTCTCAACCATGAGTCCAATTTCATCAAATCCATATAGAACATATCCATCATCTATCGGACAAGTCCCTTTCTCATATTCTACTAGGTCGTAGCCAGTCGGATAAGTACCTTCGTATGTATGGATGTTCTCAATTAATTGTATCATATGTTCTCTTCTTTATCTTTGAATATGTGTATATTATACTTTGTTATAGCCAATGTGTCAACACCTCGGCGCGAAATAGTTGCATTAAAACGTACATTTTTTAGAACATTTTGGAATATGCATATAACTAACCGATCTATGATTGGTCGTACTATAGACACTCTAAGGCTTCAAGCCGTTCTGAGATACGCTTATATTCACTGTTATAGTACGTTTCATTATACGCCTCTTGAGCCTCTATGAGCATAACTAGGTCGTTCCAGAGGATAGATATTTGATCACTTACTGACATCATACTACATACTCCTGATTTGATTTTAAGAACCATCTTTCCAGAGTGTCTTCTCCAGTAAGAATATACGCTACAGTCTTCTTGACTTTGGCAAACCGAAACCCTTGGTCAGTAGCCGCACTTCCGACCCATACAATGTGGGGGTATTCTGGGAACATACCAGTCTCGTTAACGCTGTATTCAAAGTTGTTACCGAAGTCCTTCTCAATGAAGTTTCCGATGGGTGATTCTGTATGAGTATAGTATGCCATGAAGGTGTCTCTGTTCCGATGAATAAGTGTATATTATACTACCATATACGCCCTTTGTCAACACTTATTTTACGATTTCTTAGAACATTTTGGAATAACGTTATAACTTAGGAGAATATATGGTTATAAGTTCGTCTTTGCCTTTCACCTTGATATTACCAATCTCCTCACAGATATAGCTCTCTGGAAGTTGGTCTCTAGTGAAAGATGATATGATTGTCTTGTACTCTAGGTAATCACCCCTAGCAGCGGTAGCCTCCAATCTTGCTGCGAGGTTGACTGCGTCTCCGATAACAGAGTAATCAAATCTCGACTCACTGCCCATATTCCCAACAATGCAATCACCGGTATTGACACCAGTACCAACATTAATATCTGGAAGTCCTCTCTCTTTGTATACTGCTTTAAGTTCATTAGTCTTTGCCTCTATCTCTATTGATGATTTAACTGCCATCTCTGCATGGTTCTCACATGCTATTGGAGCATTCCAGAACGCCATAATACAGTCGCCCATATATTTGTCTATAGTACCACCATTGGCTAGTATGATTTTGGTCATGGCATCTAGGAATTCATTGACCAATACCACTAATCCTTCGGGGTCGTCTTTGTTCTTGTAGTACTCTGATATGGGGGTGAACCCACAAATGTCCATAAACAAGAAGGACATCTCTTTTCTTTCGCCTCCTAGTGCTAATAGTGACGGATCTTTCTGTAACATATAGACCATATCTGGAGATAGGTAAGTACCGAATTGACCTTTAATCAGTTCTTTTAACTTATATGTGACATAGAACCTATTGAATGTAGCATGAGTGAATACGATAAAGGCAGCCACTGTAGGGAACAAAACATCTATCAGTAAAAGTTCTGTCATCCAAACATGATAGCCGGCCCACATTGTACCTAACAGAGTACATAGTGATATACAAGCCGACATATAAGTTGGAGTTTGATATACAATAAGTAATATCATTAATGATAGTCCGATAATCAGTAGAAGTTCAAGCTGATCGGCATACCACGGTCTTTGAATTTGGATACCATTTACTACAGTAGATATTAGATGTGCTTGAATGTCGTGTGGTAACATAGCACCAGTCGGAGTCGGTACTGGGTTGACTAATCCACCTGCACTCAATCCTAGTATGATTATCTTTTCATCGGGTAGTGGGTCTCCAAATGATATACGCTCGTATTCGTTCCAGTATGCTATTTGAACATTAGAATTCGGGGTAGTATACATCGGAGGTAAAGTACCCATTCTCACCCACTCTACTCCAGCGTCTTTAATCTTAATTGCTAGGTTAGGCTGAAACTCCCACACTCGTAATATCTCTAATGCTATGGCCGGCCAAAGGTGTTGATTAGCTAGGATAGCTAAGGGTGACTCTCTGACTATACCATCTACCGAAGGTGCAACTGTAACAGCTCCTACGCCTTCTGCATATTGAGCCACGACCGAAGTACGCATACCCTTATATGAATACAACCAATCTGACGGGTCACCCTTTCCAAGCTTACCAAAGCCTCTAGGCGGCTTATCACCCTGGGATTTATTACTCACAAAGGATGATAGTATTACATCTCTAGTTCCCATAGCTGCAGCAAGATCAGAGTCTTTACCGAACCTATCTTTCTCCGTGAATCCCATATTAAATACATATGCATTATTTTCTGGGCTAGAATTTAACCAGTTTGCATATAGGTCTCTACTAAAGGGAAACTGGCCATACCTATTTAAAGCAGATTCATCTATATCTACTATGACTATATTATCTGCCTTGATCGGTTCTTGATACGACTGTAACGAATCAAAATAGTTTAAACGAAACTGTTCTACTAATTTGGGGTCTTGCACTCTTACCGTAACAAGTAAGATAATGGTCAGTAATACTACTTTCCAGTTATACATATATGTCTACTCTAGTTCCTATTCTGGAGTTTCTGTATCCGTATTTACGGAATATATAATATCCGTAGTTTCTAACACTCACTGCTGCACTACCGAGACAGAGCAACCGCCTATGGTTAGACAGTTCTGCATAAGATTGTATGTCTGACTTGGGCCGCCGGCTTGAATTAAGTTTAAGTCAGTCGGTGATGTTCCATCTAGGGTAACTGTCGCAGTATGTGCGCCATAGTGTTGATGTATACTTACCGAATTGCCATCGTTGTTAATAGTTAAATCTAAATTTTTATCACCAGAACCTGCTTGTGTAAACCATACACTATTATTATCACTATTAATATCCATGACTAAAGTGTGATCCGGATCTGCAGTACCTGATTTCTGGCCGCCACGTACCCAATTATAATCTCCAGTAATATTTATTTCCATTTCGTGGCCGGCATCTTCGTGAGTATCTCTATCGCAAGATGTGCTGTTTGAATATATAAATTTACATCCTTGGCCTACATCTACCGCATTACTATCACCATCAATATCAATCCATATTTTATTAATATCAGTACTATTAGTATTGTTCCATTGTTCTACTACTACTTGATTATAGTCGCCAGTAATTCCTTGGGACTTATTTAATACCTGGTTTCTATTTCCTTCTTGAAGTATTGCAGTATCCAGTTGATAACCAGATAATACTGTATCTATCTTATTGTTATCTCCTAGTTGCTCGTATTCTAATCTGAGGTTATCACCTGTTTGTGTAACATAGATTTCATTATCGGCCTTTGCGGGCTGACATGCAAATACCAGATATAGTACCCAAATGGATAGTGCTGTGTAATTTAAAAACTTATTCATTATTGTACCTGCGTGATATTAATTATAATACCCTGTCCGTCTCCTAATATTATTTCAGATTCTTTCTGATCTGAAACTGTTCTAATCGTGGCCGATTGTGAAAGTAACATACTTATACTTATAACTCCATCAACATCCCTAAAGAATTTAATGGTATCTGCACCTTTATCTACTATACTATTGTATTGCGTATCTGAATCAAACCCAACTATAGTACCTTGAAGGTCTATGCCTGAACTTAAAGCACTCCTATCTAAGGAAGTACCCTTATCTAATGCTTGAAGAACATCTAATACGTCTTGCAGAAAATCTACAGCTAAGTAATCAATGTCAAGTTCACTAAATTCTAGTTCATCATACTCTAAGTAGTCTTTCTCTAATTCATTAAATTCAAGGAAGTCAACGTCTAGTATATTAACATTATCATTCTCTGATAGAAGACCCTCTTGTTGTTTAACTTCTTTAATTTCTTGGGGTTCCGAAACGATAAAGATATTACTAATCATACTAGGATCTATACCGGACAATTTTACGGGTGCACTTGGACTCTTATCGTATGATGATATAGTAGACGCTTGATATGCTTCTTCTAGGGTTACAGTACCACCAGCATTGCTTATTATAATCTTACCTGAAGACAATCCAGTCTTTTCATCCGGCAATAATATAATGAGCGATTGCCCTATCTCGTCAATGGTTGTAGTAAAGTCCGTACCTAGTATAGCTATCTCAGCTGTGGGTGTTGATAATTGTACATTGGATTTATTAATTCTTTTTCCACGGCCTGAAGTGAACCTAGCAGTTCCCTGTACCATACGAATTGCCATCTTAGATTTAGATGGGTCTGGATCATAATATGCTTCATCTATATAGATCCGAGTGTGTTCTATTATAGACAGTTCTTCTTCATCCAAGAACTCAATCAGCATTCTACCATTACCAGTAACGGCAGTATCCTTTAATTCAATACCGGGTACCGAAGTGCCCGATACTGTAATCTCTTCACCCCCATTTCTGACAAGTGAAGCAACACCTTTCTGTTCAGTAATACCTCCTATAGATTCGGCCGAGGCCGAACCCATAAGAAATATACTAGTTAGCGTCAGACTGTATAATATTGATATCCGAATGTGTTGTAGTAAATGTTGCATCAAGTATCGCATTGTTTGTTACTCCGACTGTTGACCCAGTATTCTGGCCTACAAAGATGAAATTATAATCTCCGGTTACTGCTACAGTTTGACTGTTATCAGCACCATCTTCCATTGTAGTTTGAATCCAGTTATCTGAACCAGTTATGTCCCAATCAAATGTAGCATTCGTAGAGTTAACAAATACATTCAAGGTGTTATCTGAACCATTTACATCCAAATCCATATCTAAACTATCAGCCGATCCAGCAGTTGGTGTCCATGAACCCCAATATGCAGTTTGGCCTGTGGCAGTTCTTGACCAAACACTACCTGAAACAGTCCAAAAAGATTCTGCTGCAGTGTTATTCCATAACGGCGTGTCCACATTATATGAATCGTCAGCATTACCTGCTCTAAATACTACGCTGTTTGTACTACCGGTTATTGCAGAATCGATTGTGATTGTGTCAGCCGTATTGGCAACACCTATCTTTTGGTTCCACAAGTTATAATCGCCAGTAATAAAGTTGTTGATAGTAGAACCAGTAGTGGCAATAGTACCAAACATTTTATTATAATCTCCATCAAGTAATATATCCAAGTATGAATCTGAAACAGTCATTGTCATATCAATAGAAGTTCCACTAAAGTTATCACCGCCATACTTGTTACCAGCACCAATTTGTTGAATAGTAAGCTCAACATTGTTACCAGTCTGTTCAATAAATATTTCATTATCATTCGCGTCTCCTGCAATTGCATTAGACATTGATATAAGACCAAACATCACAAAAATGTAACTTTTATTCATGTTCATCTTCTTCTCCTTTTATCGGATGTTTCTCGTTTATTCCATCGTGTTGATGGGGGTGACGATGGCCATCCTTTATTACCCAGTAGCCTCTATCGTGCCCTTGGTATATTAACTCTAGTATCGCTTCTTCGATTGCGGCCCGCGTTGCGTAAGTCACACTCTCGTTGAAACTATTACCATCTTCAATTTCTACCAGTTTAGTGTCCATATCGACAAACCTAAACACATCATAACCACCACCTACAGACAAGATAGATTTTTTAGTCTGTACGTTCAACAAAATCTCACCCGTGAGAGTTGAGGTTGCCCTTAAACTCACGATTACCGAATCCCTCTTATACTGAACAGATGAACCAATACCTAAGTATCTAGCTCCCCGTCCTCCACTTTCAATGTTGGAATCATATCCTATAATACCACCATCAACTATAATACCAGCAAAGAGTAAAGGTTGTAACTTCTTATCCTCGTCTTTCTTTTCAAACTCTTCTCTTGCTGATCTAATTATTTGTCTTTCTTTAATTAAATTTTCTAATCCAGTTCTTTCTACTACTCTGAACCACTTACCCTTTCCCGCAGTCTTTAAGGCATCAATGACAAATGCTTCACCACCTTGGGTTACTGCTGTAGAGAAGTCTGCAAGGTTATCTCTACTCTTTCTCTGACCTGTTAAATCTTTAAAACTATATACGGCGACTACCGGCCGTTCTGAAGCCGGAGGTAAATTAGCAAGTCTCTCTGATGCTGGTAAAGTAACAACTACTGCCTCTTCTCTACATTCACCAAACTCTGCCATGAATGCAGTGCTGCACGAATCTGTTATACTTGGTATCCCAGCGCATCCTGTCAGTGTTAACAGAAATAGTGCACACCACAACCTCATTAGAACGAACCTGCACCGATAGGAACATCGAGTGTCGTAGTAGTTCCATCTTCACTTAGAACTGTTATTCGTATGATATCGGTTCCATCTGGACCACCACCAATAATAGTTTCATAAGTAATGGAGTTACCTTCAATCTCAAAGAAACCAGATGTAGCTGATTCGGTGTTACCAAACATATTATCTACTAACTGTTTAGCAATCTGTGCATATATTCTACTCTCCAAGTTTCTTAAAAACTTAGCTTGGGTGGTATTATTAGCATCTCTTTCTGCTTTCTCTATAGCAGCTTGCACGTCTTCTTGTATCTTTTCTTTTCTGGACTTCTCTTGGTTCTCAATAGTTAAGTAATGTGCAGAAGTTCCCTGGCCGCTAAATGACGGACTCTTAAACTTAAATACTATAGAGTCTGCCATAACTCCCTGAGCTATAAAGTATAGTGCTATTACTAATATTCCTAAATGGGTTCCTGTTATTCTATTTTTCATTTTTCATTTTCTCATTTTCTTTATACTCTAACACCACATTCACTTTCTGCTGTAATCTAATTAAGTCCTGATCGAGCATTCTAGTTCGATCAATTACTCTTATTAAAGCAAAGTGCATTTTATCCAATTCTGGTTCTATTCTATCACTAATGAATTTCCAAATATAGAAGAGAAAATATCCAAAACCAATACATGCAACTATGGGAAAACCATATTTTTGTATACCATCTATTAATATATTAGCTTCTTCCATTAATCTCTCCGTACATCTACTTTGCCATCTTCAACAAAGTTCTCTGCTCGAGCAATTCTTTCTATATCTGGTCTTAATTCTAAAGCGCTACTGACTAACATATCAATCTTAATCATTTCGTTGGCCATGGTACGAGCTCTGTTTTCTAGTGATTCACAGAATATAGTAAGGGTCTTAATCTTGTCGATTAGCCCTTCTAAAATTTGTCGTATTATTAGGAAGATAAAAGCACCCATAGCGAAAGCCCCAGCAATGGGGGCCCCGACCTGTGCAATTATTTCAAAGATTTCGGCCATATAGTTATTTATAACATATATGACCTAAGATAGGTAATTACTGTGCTACTGCTACTGCCAAAGAAGTTGCAAGACCGAGTAAAGTATCTGATGGTGCCTTCTTAATATATAGTACTTCACCAGCGGCCAAGGTTACGTTAGCTAGTACTGCTCCACCTACAGCCTTCTGAGTGATAACTTGAACACTTGTTTTGTTGTTCAACACTCGTACTAATGTGGCAAAACCAACATTACTATCACTGACTAAATTACCTTCAACACCTTTTAAATTTATTACTTGCGTCATTTCTTTCTCCTATGAACTAATTATATTTAGTTCGGTTAAACTTTTGTGCCAGTCTGAATATCTGAAAAGACCTCTCTTTTCGTTGCACCAATACCAACCTTTATATTTCTGTTTATCTTGTGGAATGCTAGATTCAACCTTTAAAGGTTTTCTAATCGTTCCATTAATCTTTCTGCTCTGTTCGTCACTTGTTTGTGCCATCTACTATCTCTGCCTTCTACAGCAGCTCCTTTCCAATCACCACTCTGCAGCGCTGCATTGTGCTTATTAAATTTACTCAAGCGCGTAAGTCCCATATTGAACATCATGTTCGCAATAACTTGTTTTACTTCTTGTGGGTATCCGTCCCACCCTTCATGCAACTTCTTACAGTCTTTAAGTACTGACTGTACATCGTGCTCGAAGCATTCGATTGTTCTTTCTTCTGACACGGCTGTGCCAACAGCTTGGCCGTGTTCCGGATCTGATTCAAGGACCAAGTGTCCAATTCCGAAAGTTGCGTAGCCCAGATGGTCTTCATAAATTTCATTTACTTGACCCTCGTCAATGATTAGTGTCTCTCTTAACTGATCTACATCAATATCTGTATCTTTATCCCAAAACATTTTATTCTCCTAGTATTCTTTACTTATAATACTGCTTCATTTGATAACAAAGCGTTAATTCATCTCCAATTTTAATATCTTGACTAGTAACTAAATTATATTCTTCGTCTCCATGCTCATTAATACTGCTTATGTTTACACAGTTAGGATCTTCGCAGTGATTAGGAAAAGATCCTAACGCTGTTCTTATCAATGTATCATGATACATAAATCTCATTAAACCCAAGTCAGTGTCTATGGGTATATCCTCAACAGCAAATAGGCCTAAACCATCTATTATACTTTCTTTTATAGTTACGCAACTTGGTAATGGTCTCCAAGTATTTTTAAAATTTATACTCATATCTAGCCAAATCCTTTCTCATTTCGTATAGTTTCAGCAGATATTTGATTTATAGATTTTGTTGAGTCCGTTGTTAAACCATCAATCCAATCTTGTACAGATCCAGGTAACATACCAATATTATATGTTCCAGGTCTACTGTTTTGTTCAAACCAATACACCGAATTATCAGCAGTAATTGCTCCACCTAATGTCCCTTCGTAGTTGCCGCCAAGAGTTACAGCATAGTCTAACCATGCTTCACATTTAGTAATAAATGCGGCTCTTTGAGTCTCTGTTAAGTCTACAAGAGTTATATCTCCATCTCTCCAGTTACCTGTTGCATTTACTAATTTATCGTCTCCATATCCAGTACAACCTAATGTTCTTATAATAGAATAATTACCATTAGATACTGTAAAGAAGCACCAAGCTTCAATCTCATAGTCTACAGAATCTTCAACATATGCATCAATATCACTTAATCCTTCGTTAGCCATTATCTCATTAAATATAGTACTAGCACTTTTATTATGATGCTCATCGCTACGAGCTAAATCAGTAGTCAATTTATAAATTTGATGCATTGAAGTCGGCCCTTTAGGTTTTACATACACGGTATCATCATAGTCCGATATTGCATTCATTTTACACTCTTCTAAAAGAGTAGGTAAAGACCAACCTAATTCGCCCGCCTTTGTTCTTGATGTCCATTTATGAGTCTCTAGTTGAGCACTTAACTCTGTATTACCTATGTAGATATAATCAGAAGAATCGAGTAAAAATATATGTGTAACTGCGTTAATAACTAAATCTGGATTAAACGCATTAATAGAAGTAACTATGTAATTTACGTTGTCAACGTCTCTTCTACTTAAATTTATAGTATCATTTCCTGTGAGCAGTAATACCTCGTGATTATCAGCCTCTAAAAGAGGAACCAAATATTCGAGAGTTGTTGGATATGCTATAAGAATTATTTTCATGTTTTCTCCTAAGAGCTTGAGAATGTCCAAGTTGCGAGACCATTGCCTATGTAGTTGGCTGTGCTAGCATTCCACCAAATGTTCATTCTATAGTTAGCATGTTCATTCTTAGAGGTATTGGCCCTGGTAAGTACTACATCTGTTTGTCCAGATCTGGATATTGTCACTTTATTCCACCATGTCAGGTCTGCACCGGTCGAGGAAGATGTGGTAGCTTCAAAAGCGAAGTGGTGCACGCCATTAGCTTTTTCTATCCATGCCGCTACCTGCACGGACATTGATAAACCCCATCCGTCAGATGATGACAATGGGCTGCCAGAAGAGATACTACCTTGAGCATCACCTATATAAGAGTCATTACCTGAGGTATATCCAATTCTTTGACGCGCGCCTTTACCCCAATATCTGTTGACGCCATTAATAGCAACTGCAGATTCTATAAGGTGAGTATAACCATTAAACTCTGACATAGCATATGGTGCTTCATTCAGAGTACTTAAACCTTCAACTGCAGTAGTTGATAAGGTTGTCAACGAATTACTTGTAGTTGCAGTATTTTCGGCTGAGATAGCTAGAAGAGAAATAGGATATGAAATCGCCATTATTTTATAATTCCCGTAATTAAATCCTCAAACTGCTCGATCTTCTCGACACGGTTTGGCCAAAGGATATATTCCTTCTCTGGATTTTTCTTTAAATTTGATAACAGAGGTAGTATAGCATTATATAACTTATTTAATTTCTCTTCTGCTTCATGAGCATTAGCCGAAGCTGAAGAAGCTTGAGAAGTCACCTTCTGTACTGCTTCTAATTCATTCTCGTCTACGGCCGTGAAACCGAAATCAAAGTCTAATAGATCTGCCATATTTAACCCTCTATACTATTTATATTGCCATTCTTTCGCTTTCGTGGAATGGTCTTCTTTTTGTCGGGCACAACATTATGCCGCTTATACGGGCTATCCTGGCCGAAAAGAATTCGATGGTATCTCGTCTTTATTGCTTTCATCTTCACCGTATCTGCCTCGGTCTTCATTACCGTCCCAATTTAATTCTGTAACAGACTTCTGTTTAGTCTTCTGATTCTTACTACCAAATATAGCATCATAGTTATCTAAGTATGCTTTACTTGATCCCTTGCTCTGGATGGAATCTCCAGTCACATCATTCTTTGTTACCAATTGTGTATTACTCCACTCATTATGAAAAAGCATGTGATAAAATTAACCAAAACTATTATGGTTCTTACCGCCGCAATTACATCTGCCTCTTTGTTGGAGGAACCTGCCTTCTCGCCTAGGCTTTTAGCCCAAATTCTCCAGTATGTATTTCTCATGTATCTATTTATACTTCCTTAGTCCCAAAGATTTTCATAATATTTACCAAATAATCTAAAACCATTTGATATTCTTTTCTGATATGCTTTACGGCCTTTCATATCTATTTTAAAGGTGTGGTTGGGCCCTTCTAGCCATTCGGTATAGCCGTTCTCTAGGTCTTTAAATACTCTATCAACTTCACCTGAATGGAACTGTTCTTCCCAATCATTATGTTTACTCTCAAAGGCAAAAATCATTTCATCTAATACCCAATCCCACTTGTCAAAGTGAGTAGGACATATATTATCATCTACTAGTTCAGACCTTAGTTCTTTTGGAACATCTTTATTATCAACATTAGGAGCACCATGCTTGGTAAGTTTGAGTTGCTTTAACATCGGTTCAATAATATATGCTAGGGTATGATCCATACTCCACGTATCAAAGTCATCTATATGCACAGATACTTTAGGCTCATTACCGATACCAAACTTTTCATATAGAAAGTTGTGATACCATCTATGTGTTGGATATGGGCCTATTTTAATTTTCATATCAACTCCATCCAGTCGGTATCTTCTGGCATCAGTTGAATCTGACCTTTGAATTTCTCGTTCTCTTTCAGTTGGTTGTAGATACCAACAGTGGCCATTGACAACCCATATCCAACTTTATGACAGTGATACATCGAACCACTTTCACCATAAAAGTCTACAGTATTCTCTCTCTCAAAAACCAATGTAATACCACTATTCATTCTCCAACTGTCACCGTATAGATAACTACCACTCCAGCCAGCCAATACTTTGTAAAAGGGGAATGTGCCTTTACCTTCTTTAACCTTTAATACTACCCAACTGTCTGGACTATAATCCACTATCCCAATCTCCAAATATGTTAGGTGCCTGTTCAGCCGCTTTTTCCATATAGTAATCACCAGGA